TTCATTCTCTCGATAAAGGCTTTCTGCTCAGGGGTAGGTCTTCCAGTTTGGGATTTCATTTCAATGAATAAGCCGTGATAAGTGCGGTTAGGCCATGCGATGAATAGGTCACTGGCGCCCTTAAGAACACCCATCCGCTTCATGATGTACCCAGCATAATAGCTACTTTTTCTCCCGTTGCCTATGTGCATTGTACATTCGGCGACCATCGGGTGTTGTGCTCGAAGCCAATCCATTGCAGCAATCTGCTCATTAGATTCAGAATGTTTCACGTGTAACTTCCAGTTCTGAGCCTCTTAGCCATGTCTGACGAGCGATTCTCTCCCACCTGCTTAGCCCATAGACTTTTAAGTAATTGCGTCGCTGCGTTGATATATGAGCCCTTGGAGAGATAGGCAATCATGTTCTTGAATCCAAGTAGATTTGATAGGCCAATGTTAAAGTGCAATTCAATGAGGACTTCTTGCCGTACCCTATCCATCTTGGTAAACCAGTCGAATTTCATAAGCTCGCGCTCAGACTCCGCAAGGTCATTCCTCAGCAGATAAAGCATTTCATCGTCGCTCAGACCGGCATTCATACGCTTATCAATAAGACGGCCTATGCCGATAGTCCAGTACCCTAGTGAGTCCTGATAAGCTGACTTTCTCTTGCCCTCATGATTGATAACGCGCTGCTCTAATTCATCCATCAAATTTCTCGCAATTATTATTCCGTGAATCAAAATGCGATGCTCCAAAGATTCTCACTGCCATGAAGAACTTTATAGCTGTGAACGTGGAGACTCCTTCCGCTTTCAATGCATTATATAATACCTCGTCAGCAAATTTCCTAGTGCCAAGATTAGCACAACTATACAAGTAATCATGCAGGATTGAAGGAGCAATAAATGAAGAATACTGGGGTGCGATAAACGGCCACAAAATCCTCGGAATGCTCGCCAAGTCCGTCTGAAAGTTCTCTGGAATGACATAATAATCTCCATCAATAATGACATATATTGGATCACAAGTAAGATAATCATATTCGCTTAAAGGCTTCAGGCATGGGTCATTGAGAAATACAACGTCATGGCGAGGAACTCCGGCCACAACTGTAATAGTTGCTGTGTAACAAAATAATAATAGGGCTAGTCCGTAGCTTAATATCTTCATTTAAGTCCTTAAAGATATCTGTGGGAAAAAAAGTATCCAAACATCTGGCTATAGACGTGAAAAACCACAGATATCGGTGTCAGTATAACACTAATAAAAATACTTGGAATGGCCTATAGTGCATAATGATGTGAGTCAATAAGTACAAGGAAGTCCATAGGCCATTCACCCAGCTATTCTGCCACAGCCGGAATTACGTCGCCACTTAGTACTTCGGCTTCGTTCTTAAGCTCTTCCATCCAGTACTTTACTTCGATCTTCTGCCCTGCCATAGCATTATACTGCTGAGACATATTGGTCATTGCTGCATCAATGTCTGCAAGTCTCTTGGTTAAAACTTCTAAATTCATAATGTGTCCTTATTTATAAATTGTATATGAAAAGGTGCCAACTCCGGCATCCGCAGATGAAGTTACCACGAATGAACCTGTTCCGGGAACAATTTTCAATACGGAAGCCGCATTTGCTTGCGAAACCCAGTTACCTACCACGACGCTTCCAGAAGTACAGAATGCATCAGTGAACGATTGTGCTGCTGCGCCTCCTGCTGCTGCCGCTGCTGCAACCGCTTTCATCCGCAAATTACTTGTAGCGCAAACTAGACCGCCAGTTGAAGCGCCAATGTCGCCAATCGAATATACTGTATCCTGTCCATGTGCCGCGTTGCTGATACTAACATTTGTATTACCAGTATTAGCCACAGCGGTCAGAAGCAAAGAGCCCTTGCTTGCAGTAGCAGGGAAGCTTGCCAGAGTTCCAGCAGTCCCACTAAGTCCCGCTTGAATATTGCCACCATTAATTGCAGTTGCAGCATCTTCGCCTAAAGCGCCATCAGTATCACTGAAAATAGCGATGTGATTAGCAATTGTAGGTAAAGCTACAACACCGGCTACTGGACTTGAGGCATTAACTAGCGACCATACTGAACCTGAGTTAACGACAGAGAACCAGCCAATCTTAGGCGTAGAGGTTGAAGTCTCCATGGTGCTAACAGCTGCAAGACAAGGCGTGCTGAATGAAGCGCCATTTTCTACGGCCTTGGTTAAATAGCCAGTAGTAAGCGCGGTATCTAATGGGTCGGTAGTCTGAATATAAGCCAAACTTGGTAATACTCCCACTAAGCCACTTTGAATGGTTTGTATGTTTACGATAGACATTTCTATATCCTTATAGAGTTAGTTAGGCCATGTGATTACAGGGCATCCGTTAATTACATCATCTATGCTTGGAATTGGATCTTCATTACCGCTAAGGGTGTTATAAAGATTATAAGCATAATCCCACACTGAATCACGCCAAGCGATGAATGCTTGAGATTCGGTTTGCCATGTCGTGTTACTGCTAGTCACATAAGACACGCATGATGCTGCGTCGTAGTACTGTCGTGACTGAGCTGTAGTATCGAGCAATCGTTGTATCAAAGGTGATGATTGCGTCGCTACGCTATAAATTTCAATTGCACGCTCATGTAAAGCGCCATATGCAAGCAAATCGGCTTCGGTCGGTTGCACTTCGTTTGGAACATTCCAGTATGCTATCGCTAGATAAGGTTCGAAATATACATACTCTGGTGCTGGCTCTCCTTCAGGTGCAGGCGCTGGCTCGGGGTCTGGCTCTATCTTTCTGAAATATACATTACCCAATGCAATTTGCCCCGGGTACTTGTATTCTACGATATCAATCAAGCTCAATGTCATTTTTAATTCCTTATTTTATCTCACACGTCTTGCACATATTGACCCGTAACCGCCCAGAGTAGAAACTGTAAAGGTCACAAACCCTACTAAATAAATAGTTGTGGTGCCAGATAGCGATATACGGGTTGGTGATGTGCCAAGAACCTCAGACTGCGTTGCAGCCGAAGATATTCCTCTTATCTGCGAAAGAGCCTCTCCTATTGCTGGCGTTGTTGGTAAGGTCGCTGAGGTTTGCGATACGCCCACGGCAATTGTGGTAGTAAGAGTTCCGGCAGCTGGTGCAGTCCATAATGTACCCCATACATCCCAGTCTCCAGCAGTAAGCGATATACTTGTAATATTCGCTTGCGTGCTCGTAGTTAAAGAAACCGCAGACCCAACTAAGATAACACTAGAAATAAATTCCCCCACACTTCCAGCCGCAGCATTATTATTAGTCGTAGTACCGATAATTCCTGATGTTGAGCTAAAGGTTAAAGATGTTGCACTAGCGGCTCCAAGAGTAGGAGTAACTAATGTCGCGTTGTTAGTGCGTACAACACTTCCTGTACCGCTTGCAGCATTGCCCAATAAAGTTAATGTTCCACCTGCATCGGGGAATGTAACGTTCCTTGATGCCGAGACATTTTGAAAGATAAAATTGACGGTGTTTTGATACCCTGTGCCGGTATTAAATACAATTGCTCCGTTACTTAATGTTGTCCTAAACGTTAATGCTCCTGCACCCTTTGTGGCTATGTTTAAACCAACGTCCGTATCTGAACCTATAGTTGAGAAAGTGGGTGAATCGGTTGTTACGGCTGGTGCAAATGAAAAATTATTAACCTGAGAACTCACCGCACTCACGGTTAATGCTGCAACCCCGTTAGTATCTTGGATTACATCAATTTTAGGAGTAGTAAGAGCCATACTAGTAGCTGCAATTCCGCTCGGAAGTGTTGAGCTGATACTAGGAACGCCCGCACCACTAGTTATCAATACGCCATTATTAGCGCTTGCAAGTCCACTTATAGCAGTCCCGGTAGTAGCATAATAAGCCAGCTCATTAGCCGTACCGCTGTTGACTGTCCCTGTGCCAGATACGTTTTGGAACGTCGGTAGTGCACCAGCCCCATTGGAGGTAAGCACTTGCCCTGATGAACCAACGCTTGCAATTGACTGGAAGGCTCCGGTGCTTGTCGTACCACCGCAAAGAACAGCGTAAGCGGTCGCACTTGCAAGGCCGCTACCGCCTCTAGCAACAGATAACTGACCTGTCCATCCAAGGGTCAACGAAGTAGCCTGTAATAGAGCCGTTGTTGGCGTACCGCCTAGCGTCAACGTTACGTTTGTATCGTCGGTCTTTGTAAGAGCAGCAGGAGTAATTGTCGCTTGATAGCCGGGAATCGTTAAGCCTGATGGCAATGTTGTACTAATGCTTGGCACGCCAGAACCATTGGTTACAAGGACACCATCATTGGCGCTAGTCAAACCAGATACCGCAGTTCCAGTGGTTGCGTAATAAGCTAATTCGTTTGCCGTGCCACTATTTACCGTTCCAGAACCGGACACTGATTGGAACGTAGGTAAGGCTCCAGCGCCATTAGATGTTAGAACCTGTCCAGCAGAACCAAGACCCGCAACTGATTGAAAAGGGTCGGTTGAGGTAGTTCCACCGCATAGGACTGCATATGCCGTTGCGGAGGAAACACCTGAGCCGCCATTTGCAACGGGTAATATTCCAGTCACGCCAGACGTTAATGGCAACCCGGTACAGTCAGAAAGATTTCCTGATTGTGGCGTTCCAAGTGCAGGAGTTGTTAGCACCATGTTCACGCAACCGGTAAACTCAGGAAGCGTAGTATCCCAAACAGGGTTCCCTGCGGCATCAGTTACTAAAACTGAATCTACTTCTGTCGCTAATCCACTTACCGCAGTTCCAGTGGTCGCATAGTAGGCAATATTCTTAGCCGTACTGCTATTAACCGTTCCTGAGCTTGATACATTCTGGAAGGTTGGCAATGCACCAGCACCATTCGATGTTAATACTTGACCTGAAGTCCCTACACTGGCTATAGATTGAAATGCACCGGTGGACGTTGTACCACCACAAAGCACCGCATAAGCTGTAGCAGATGCAAGACCTGAACCACCGCGTGACACAGCAAGCTGCCCAGTCCATCCTAAGGTCAATGAAGTTGCCGCTAAAAGAGCTACAGAAGGACTTCCACCAAGAGTAAGCGTGACATTGGTATCGTCAGTCTTAGTTAATGCGGATGGAGTTACCGACGGAATTTGCGACGTTGTAGCCAAAGTACCGGTAGTGGGGAAGGTAACCGTAGTTGCGCCTGTCATGGTAAATGTACTGGAGAATGAACCTGATGTGACTAGGCTACCTCCAAGAGTAAGCGTGGATGAACCATTGTTAACTCCAGTTCCGCCATAGGTGCTTCCGATTAAGGTTCCCTGCCAAACGCCTGTTCCAATGGTTCCAAGCGTAGTAATCGAACTTTGTCCTACATAGGACGCTGATATGTCAATTACTGGCGTAGTCCCACCGGTTGAAGTGATGCGGTTCAAGGTTCCTGATACAGAACTCACGCCTGCTGCAACCAAAGCATCTACATACGTCTTATTAGCAATGTCGATTCCCGCAACAGGTGCATTAGCTACTGAGCCTGAAGTCAGAGCCGCAGTACCAGCTGTTATGGCCACGGCATTAGCATTCTGTACCGCCATAGTTCCAAGGCCAAGATTGTCTCTTGCGTCTGAAGCATTATCTGCTCCTGTACCGCCTTGAATAATTGGGACGACGTAATCTGCCGGGATGCCAGCATAGGTGAACCGAGTGTTCAATCCATTACGCAAACCCACTACGATATCGTCTATCGCCAAGTCACCTCCATCCGTGAAGGTACTGAATTTTTGATCTGGTGCTAAAGCCATGACACACTCCTTGTGTTAGCTAGCTGGTAATGCGTAAAACGCCACTGATATATCTGTTCCAGCTACTGGAGCGATAAAGTGCAATACATCTCCGGCCTGAACCTCACGTGCATAATATTCACTGCCGATGATTAGGTCTGAACTGCTTAGGGCAAATGTCGCTCCTACAGGGACCGCAGCCGTTTCATTTAGAGCGCACCATACCGAAGCATTGGCTTCAACGTTAATCACTGCTATCCAGCGGTTAATCGAGTTTAATGGCACACCCATGGCTCCAGAAGTCGGAACAGTAAGTGTAGTGTCAGTAGTTAGCGCTAAAGATGCACTGTACTTCAAGTCGCTGAAGGGCAATCCGAAACCGTTATATCCTGCAACATCCTTTTGTAGCTTGTATTGTGTTGTCATAATCATCCTTGATTAAGAAATTAGATCTATATTATTCCTAGTCGCGCATCGGCTGTCCAATTACACGCTGTAACGCTGCCTACTCCACCTGATGCTGGAGATGTTCCTGTTACATAAAATCCTGACTGGTCTACGGCTGATATAGTGCTACCTATCCATGGTAGTGATGCAGTTACACTGTAAAGCTCTGCGCCAGTGGTAACTGGAGTGTATAGTGTTACATGAGTAGCAGTTGGATTTACTCTAAGTGGTTTATCCCACTGGACTATCATCCCCAAAGCTCCCGGACCTGTTGATGACGCAACAAACTGCCCCATTAAAGTCTCGCCATTATTAAGCGCTTGTCCAGCAGCAGGAGTGGTTCCCGGATAAAAGCTACTACGATAATAATACTGGCAATCATCCAGAGTTTCTTGCAGCGTCATTGGAGCTGGTCGAGTAGGAATGTCACCGGGAACTACGGAGATTGATTGAATCTGAAGCGTTGTGCTAACAGTGGGGATTTGATAGGTCACTATTATAGCGTACTTATCGGTATTGTTTATTTCAGTACCATCAGTAACTTCCCATCCTGAGAACCCCAAATCAACATCGGACGAACTGAGAAGGGAACTCGTTGCCACCTGAGCTACAGTGCCGCTTGCTTGGCCTAGATTGCCTCTAGCGATTATAGTCCAGTTTTCTCCCTGCCCAGCGGTATCGTTCTTAGTAAAGACCCCTGTATTAGCTAAGCTACCTATAAGATTAGGCAACGTAGGAATTACGGCAGATGAATTTCCTCGATACATATACACCCTGGCTGTAACATTACTTGCGCTACTCCAAGACTCAATATTACACGACAAAGAAGTTCCGAGAATCTTCTTAGCCTCTGCTCCTGATAAATATTGGAGCAGTAATACTGCCGCTGAAGCAGTGTCATTTACTAGGGTTATTCCTCCGGTAGCACTACTTTGAGTCAATACAAAGTTAGCGGTTATGGACTTCATGATGGTTTGATCCATCTTATATGCAGCCGTAGAAGTCACAGGACTCACTGTACCTAGCTGACGTGGGTTAAGCGGGAAGTCCCAACCGGTTAATAAGCTTGGGATTGCCTTGAAGTTCAACTCAGGCTGATAGTAATTGAATAGAAAGTCAGTCTGTCGCTCCAGAGAGTCTTGCGCATAAGGAGCTTCATCCACCGAAACTGCGCCAGTAGATACGACCTGTATGCTTGTAATCGTAACTGTAGTCTCTACCGGAATGACTAAGTAAATATCGATATAAGCGTCAGGGTAGGTATCCGCGCTAATCGATGCTGGCATTAATGCGTTGCCGTAATAGGTATCGAATGACGTAGTAAGCGTTGCTTGCTCGTTAGTCATGATAGGCGTAACTGTCGATAGCGAACCCGACTGCCTGTAGTTCATCTCCAGTACAGCTGTACCAGTAGAAGTATCGCCTACTAGAGTCCCGGAGATGTATCCACTACCGAACAAGTTAGGCGAGCCATATTTGCGCTGAAGAATATACAGCAACGTTATATTGACTGAACTTGTAATCGTGAGCATCGTGGCAGGATTCGTAGGTATGTTAAGCGAACCGACAGGAGCTACCTGTGTAAGCGTGACAGTTCCAGTTCCCGTGCTCGATACAACCATAATCCAACCCGGAGCAATTTCAGTTTCTACAAGGGCTGCGTCAGTGAAGCTGTATGTGGTTCCTGCACCGTCGAATAGTATGTCTGCAAACTGTGGGTTCTCTAGCTCATTGGTATAATCTACAGCCGTGTCCGATGGGTCTAAATCGCTGGAGACATAAGGCTGCGGATTACGTACAAACTGTTCTACTCCTCCCGAGCTAGTCACTGTGACGCTATAAAGCTCTTCCTCTTGGCCGTCCTCTGGATTATCTCTATTCGTATATGGATAGAAATAAGGAATAACTGGGTTGCCTAGGTCATCCTCAAAGGTTCCAATGGCACTTAGCGTCATAGGATTAGGAAGCTGAGTATAGGTGTAAGTCCCTGAGGTATTAGTCACCTGATAGACGTACTTCAGTGTGCCGGGCTGATCCGCTACTTCGAATAGCACTTCACCGCCTGATAGGGGTGCTCCAGTGTCCTTGTCTAGTATCACCGTTTCTATACTATAGGCGGGGATATATTTTGGGTCTATTGCCATTGCAAAATCCTTTTGCAGTATTTAATTAATTGATTATATGTTCCCTATGGAACTAAAGACAAACTATTCATCTGCCTTGGCGATGACCCAACCACAAATCCAAACTAATATAATTATATAAAACATAATTGCGACTCCTTAAAAGCCCATTATATAGCTTCTATGGATAAAATTCAATCATTATATTAGTGTCCACCAAGTAATTTATATGCTGCACCACCAACGCTACCCGTACCAATAACGGAAGCAACAGCGGCTAACTTTTTCATTTTACCTTTATGCTTCAAAGCCTCAGATAATTTCTTCTTAACTTCTGGATGCGCTTCCATAAATCGCTTCATTTCAACGCTCTCTTCGGTCAGTAATGTCATGGCATTTTTAGGAACATTCTGGCTCTTACCAAACACCTTCGCTAGCGCTGGAGTAGAAAAATAAGTTTTCTGTAAATCCCTATAGTCATTCATATTTTGTTTCAATTCATCAGCATATTTCTTATTCCCTGTAGCATTAAGATGGTCTTCAATGGATGAATTAATTTGATCACGAACATCCAGAATCTCTTCGCCTAAATCATTCTCTGCAATTGATTCTGCTGCAAGAGCCTTTTCGCCACGAGTTCTTAACGTAGCTTGAAGTTTGCGCAAAGATTTATAATCACCCGTTTCAGCCTTAGCGATCAGGTTTTTATTAGCCAGCGATTTAGAAAGCATATTCTTCGCATCTTCTATTATTTGCTTATCAATAGGTACTGTGCTTATGCCTTTCTCTTCAACTACATTTTCAATCTTATCAAAAATCTTACCAGAGTCTGCCTTAGCCTGAGTAACTTTGGCTTGCGTATCTCTTAACGCTTGCTTTAAGTCGGGAGCTTTAAAAAACCTCTTTCCTTGATTGACAACCGATTTAACGCCTAAAGCAGCTGCTCCAATATCGGGCAATGCACGGATTAAATCGTCGCCTTTATCCTTATCAGCCTCTAATCCCAATGCTTTCTCTACTCCCGTATCTTCTGGTAAATGAGGTATAAACTTACCTAATTTTCCTAATACTTGTGGCAATAAATGCTTTTGAGCCAAATATTGATTTAGATTATAAGGAGAATTGATTAATCCTTTAGCTATGTTGCCTGTTTCTGCTGCAAGCTGGCCAAAGGGTCGCAATCTTCCTGAAATTGGATTCTGTGTAATATTACCTCCAAGACGTTCAAGTTTATTAGGAACATCCTGAGTGAAGTCTTTCGCTGATAAAGCCGCACTTAATAAATCGGAGCCTATACCTGATAGTCCAGTTGATTCTGGAAGCGATAATTCTTCATTATCTTGCTCATTAGACATATACTGACTTTGCTGTTCACGATGTAATTTTTCTGCTGCCTTATTAGCTGACTCAATATCCTTATAAATGCCAAGATGCTTACCGGTCTGCTTGAATTGAGCAATGGCTTCTGGCTCAGATAAAATCTTCCCGTCATTACTAACTCTAGGAATAAGCACTTCTCCACGAGGCGTGCCTATGCTCATAGAATAAACAGTGCTTTCGCCTCCTGCTTCAGGATTAGGAACTTTAGGACGATTATTTAAATCAATATTACCTTCTTCTTGTTGTTCATTAAATGGCGTGGGAGTTAACTTAGTTTGAGATGATAGTTGATATTGTATAGCCTTCTGCTTCTGAGATTCATCAGAAAACTGACCGCCAGCTTCCATCGCAGCACCTAAATCTTCATAGGGTACGTAATGCACCTGACCATTTTGAGGATTAATAACGCCTATTCCATCCATAATTATCTCCCCGCCACTGGATATTTATTCCAGTCAAATTGCTTTGGTGGTTGCTGTTGCGGTGTGCTTCCTTGATTTGCAGACGAAGAGTTATTACCCGGATTTAATGCCCTGAACTCATATGCAGGAATATTGGTTTTGGCTGCTTTTTCAACCTTATCAAGATAAACTTTAAAAATGTCACCAGAGTTCTTCGCATATTTACTGGGCAATACGAATCCACTTCCGCTTTCGAGTTTCTTATAAACTTCAGATGAATCAAGAGTCTTCTTGAGCTGATCTAATTGTACGTTAGTAGCATGACCACCTATACGAGCATTCTCTGTGGTGCTGCCGATTGATATCAATTTCTTAGCGGCAAAGAAATCATCTACTCTCTTCTTCGCTTCTTGATCTCTGTTATAATTACGAGCATCGCGAGTAAAATTATCCCAGCTATTTTGCCCCGTGTATTGCGACAGAGAGTCATTGAGGAATGGATAGATAATGTCAAATTTTTCTTTTGCCTTCCATTGCTCTACTTGCTTATCAGACATTGGAACGTTGACACCAATATCATGCCCTTGCGCATCCTTAACAGATTGCCATCCCGGCTTTAATTTACCAATTCCGGGTATATATCCTTCCTTCCCTTCCGGTAAATCGATTTTAATTCCTTCACCCGGAGCGGTAATAGGCACAGACCCATTCTTCTGACCTAAATTGTTAATGTAATTATTAATTGCATTTTTATCCTGCTCGTAATTTGGGCTATCAGGATTTAGATTATCTCTTAATTTAAATGCAGTGGCTAAAGCTCCGGTTAGCTTATCTTGTGCAGGCCTATTAGCCTTGGCAATCTGAGCCGACTTAAGCGCATCAGACAATTCATATTCCTGAGGCTTATGCTTCAGCGCAAGCTCCTGTAATGAATTCGCAAGCTTCTTCTGGTTATCCTCTAAGTCCATTGTAGCCGGAGCACGCCCCATCTGGTAGCCCTTGAAGGCATTCTCAACAGCATCAGCATACCAAGGGTCTTGCGGCTTGGCCGCCATGAAGTTATTCCAGTTTGTAATAGCCATTAGCCACCTCCATACATGCCAGAACTCATTCCGCCACCGAGCTTACCGAATGCGCCTCCGCCAATTCCCATTCCTAGTAATTGCGAAAGCGCCTTGAATAATCCAGCTTGATTCGCATTCTGCTGCTGAACTCCTTGGAAACCAAGATTAGCTTGCTGATTAAGATTGCCGCCAAGCATGTCATTGAGCTTACCAGTAGCATCATAGCCTCGATTGGCAATACCTTGTTCGCCCTGTAAACCCGTATCATATCGACCTAGAGCATTAGTCAGGAACTGCTGCATGTCCTGCGACAATAGTCCCTGCGTCCCCTGAGCCTGATTCATTTGATCCATCGGAGTACCGGCAAAACCTCCAGACGCAGCGCTATTGCCCATCTGCCTCATAAGCTGACCTTGCTGGAACTGATAACCTTCTGATGGCTTATAGGCCTCCATGAGCTTGTTAATGAACCCAGTAGGGTCATTCATCATGCTCTCATACTGGCCTTGAGTGTTCTGGCCAGCGGTCTTGCCTGCATTGATATATGGGTCGTAACTGTTGTGACCGACGCCGGGAATCTGATTCAAGTAAGGGCTAGCCGCATCAGCAGGATTAGAGCCGCCTCCGAATAATTTGCTTAGTATGCTCATCTCATATCCTTATGGGTAAGCTGATTTAGTTAACTTATAATAGACGCTTGCAGTCCCTGTACCATCATCCATCTTCACTACTAATTCATTTAGTGGCGTCAGTGGCGGCTTATCCGATACGTACCATATGGTTCCGTTAGGCATCTGCTGGTCTGCTGGCAAAGCAATTATTAAATCAAGTTCGGCAGAAGTAACTTCTGGCAAAGTCCAACCATTATCACTAAGTCCATTACGCAATGTATTGTTCAATTCATCATTATACAGCTGCATTTCGGAAGTAAGATAGCCATCCTTCTCGGTATACTGCACACTCAGGAACGTTGGAATTATCACTGATAGACCTCCAATTTGCCATTCGATATCACGAAACTTCCCAGTCCGTTGAACCGCATTTGTACAGTAAACTGATTCGCCTCACCAAGCTTATTAAATCTCGGCTGATTCTTATACTTACCTGTCGTATGCATGTAGTAGCTGACTGGGTTACTGTAAGTCTCGCCACCATTCTTAGACAGCGTAACGTCAATCCTAGGCTTGTAGATAGTACAAGTGCCTTCCTGCGTAATAATCGGCAAGTCATCTTCGGTGTACATGATGCCGCCAGTAGTCTCGCCTATGACAAAGCCATCGCATTCGTAGCTGTGGTCAACGCCCTGCTCTACTCCGTTCTCTATGGTGAAGCTGAACTGGTTGACGATGAATCTTTCTGAGCCGGGTAAGCGGAAGGTATCGCACTTACGAATACGCGGTATCTGATACTCAGTAGCCTCCGTGGGCTTAATGCTTGTAATATCTGAGTTCATGCGCATGAGACTGCCTTGCTTCAAAGAGATGAAATATACGTCATCGCTGAAATAGGCCATCTGTCGAGCTGGATGATAGCTGAAATCCCAATCTGTAATGTCAAAGAACTTCTGGGTTGTGAAGTCATACATGATTGAGAAGTTATCGTCAGTGCCGTAAAACGTCAGGATGTAGAACACATGACCGTCTTGCCTATAGAACATCGCTGTCGATGAGCTTGGGTCAGCTACTGTGCTGAGGAGATAATCTATCCCATCAGTAGAAATTCGCTGAGCTTGGCCGCCAGACATGACCATAATTGCCGGAGCCGATTTCTCGTTAATACCAAGCCATGCCACCATGTCGTCACTGGCCGCAATGGTCGATACGCTTGCCACACCATAGTCAATGTTGATTGAAGAATTGCGCTGATAAATCTGTAGTCCGGCAATATTCGTCCAAATCTCGCCAACGGTTGAGCCGAGCACGAGCAGATTATTTCCCTTGCTAGGGATTCTTATCGCAGCTCTGGCAAAGTCCGGCTTGGTTTGCAAGGTTAGAGTCTGTACCCAGTTAAGCTGCAAAGGGTCTGTCGTAGGAGCAACGAAGCCGCTGTTATATACGAACCACTGTGAGCCTGTAGTATCTGTCGCTGCATTGCCGAAGATGAAGTACGTGTTCTGATAGGTCACGTAGTTGGGTGTGAAGTCTACGCCTCCGGTGCCAAGGAAAAAATCCACCTGCCCCGCATTACCTGTCGTGTAGTTATAGATGTACGCGTTAATTCCATCCACGATGCATATCTGAGAGCTTAAGTTCTCATCCATGAACACTTCGCCTGTGGATGAGGATAGAGTCAGTAATGCAGGTTGTGAGAAGCCTAGATTGGGATTAATCCTATAGACCTTGTTATCGATTACGGCTAACAGGAAGTTGCCCCGGGTAGAATGGAATAGGCCGCGACCTTCGCCTGTGGAAAGTATATCGACTGCTTCCTCGTAGCCGGAGAAGTTGATTAGCCAGTTGTCACTGATGAACATATTCCAAGTGCGTTCGTCAGAGATAATGGGATGGCGACCGAATATGCTCGACCCTACTATCTTGACTGGAACTTCACTGGCGTTCGGAGTACTAATCATTAGTTCACCCAACCTTTCCCGATATTCACCTGAGCATAGTTAATTCCACCGCGTCGCTGCAAGCTAGACAATTTGACCAATCTCATATCCATCGGCCCACTTTTCTTACTAATAGCGTCTTGCAAGCTCTGCAATGTCTTAGCAACACCGGGAGGAACCGAGTAGTTATTCTCAGCGCAAAGTCTATTGGCTAAGTCATACGTCAAATAGTTTATATAAAACCTATCCAAGGTAAGCGACAAATCCTGATTAATCGCAACATCTTCCAACCTAAACTGTCCCCAAATAGTCAACGGGAAATCTTGGCTTGGCTTGAAGTAGATATACAGATTAGCGCCTCCATAGCATCGCTCCATGTGCCAGCTACCGGGCAAGGATTGAATGTTATCTGCTCTGGAGCTACCGAAGTACTCTCTACGCCCACGATTCTCAGTAGCGTAGCGCACCGTGTCTATGTAGAAGACAAAGGTATCTATCTCGATTAGGTCTGGTATAAAGTATTTTTCTTGACCGGTTACTGCGTCAAAAATGTATTCATCGTAATACGGGATAAGACCATTCTCGACAGTCTTATCCTGTAGTAAGTCATTAAGGAACTGCAAGCCATCCGTAGCTTGCTGGCCTGACACAGTTTCGAAGTTACGAGACACGATACCGGATTTATAGTACGCATTTGTAATAAGCTGCAAGGTCGTGTAGGCCATGATGATTCCTTATGCTGCTAGTTGGTCTAAGTAAGCTGCTACAGAAATTGCAACGGCAGAACCAGTAACCTTGTAATCAATAGCGTCGGTCAATGGAGCGTCAGTTGGGCAAATTAGATTTCCGGTTACCGCTACAGCAGCTACAGAACCAGACATGGTTGCATACCCAAGAGTAGCAGTTGAAGTACCGGGCACTAAGACTAAAGTGTCATCACCAGCGGTTGGCGTGAAGGCACAGTAGAAGTTAACCATGGTAGGAGTAGCAGCAGGTAAGCCATCACTGCAATCTACAGCAGCATAAGTTGCAGAAGAACCAGAGGTAATGTCAGTTGCAATCGGAGCGTCATACCACATCCAGCGGTCTAGGCCATATCCATCTTGACGGAATGCTAAGATAGCAGCAGCACCGCTAGACTTAATGTAACCGATTCGGAAGAACATGTCGTAGCCAGAAGGCATTGTAGGAGCGGTAGCACTTGCAGAAATCATTGCAGAGCCGGGTTCAACACCAAAGCTGTCGCCAATCGCAAAGACTGCATAGAAGGTATCGTTAGCCATCACGCCAGTATCTAGGCCACCAGCGCCATTCACGGCTGTATTAATGGTTACCGCGCCAGTACCAGCAGCAACAGGAGTTACGCCTGACTGAGTAGCAGCTACGTTAAGAGCTAAGCCTACGCTAATGTCATTTACGTTAGTGGAGTTACTGCATGAACCAGCAGATACAGTCATGGTGGTCGCACTGACATAAGCCAGTTTCAATCCGTTGATGTAATACTGTCTGGCGTTAACTATAGGGGTGGAAATAGTCATTTCTTATATCCTTATAAAGTTGGGGGACTAATCCCCCGGGATGTACTTTGGTCAATTACAGGGGAAATATCACGGACATGGAATATTCTGGAACCAAGGTATATCCATAAATTACGTCGTGGATTATGCCACGTTGGTTTTGCCCGAACAGGCTGCCGTAGTACATGCGCATACTAACGCCAGTATCAGGGTCAACAGCATTCGCAGTAGGGAATGGAACCTCATCGGGAAGCATTGGCATACCTAAGAACAATGGGTTACCAGAAGTAATCACACCGGCTCTATGAGAAGGTAAGAAGGTAACTTGCATACCGGCTTGAATCTCGTAGTTCAAATTGCGAGTATTACCAGCAGATGCTTTCAAAGGAGGATAAACGTCAACTGTAACGCTGCCGCCACTAGAAGCTGCATCAGCAGTAACTCGGAACTGTACAGGGTTAGAAGACTGTTTATGTCCAATGAAGGTTAAATAGCGAAGGTTGTTCTGGCCACTTACTCCGTCAACAAATTGACCTTTATCGAATTCTTTAATCGCATCAGAGTCAGTACCAGCACCAGAGAACACGATTTGAACTACTGCGTCGTTAGCATCTTTGACAGTAGATACTACGGTCAATACGGTGCCGTCTTCACCTATGGTTCCAGCAGTGTGAATTGGAAGTAAGTTGGAGATATAGAACGATGCACGGTTGAAATCGCCCACATCCCATGACATAGCAATCTCGTCATTTCGTTTAGGTACGAATTGATTCAAACCGGTATTCACGATTTGAGATTGTGCAATATCACTCAAGTAGAACTTGGTGTCGCCCTTAGCTGCGCCATAGTTACGGAATAGCGCTAAAGCACTAGCTAATTGACCATATGAGTTAATTTGTGTACTACCATCGCCATAAAAGCGATAAGGCGCTTCGACGCACACGCTAGCAATATCGGACTCAACTTCAGCAGATAGTTCTTCTGTTGCGCCTTTACCGAACTGAGACATGTAGTCTTCTGTATTAAAAATGAACTGCTGAGCGGTGAAAGCATACGAAACGTTCTTAGATTTATCAACTGTAAGATTTTCAACCCTTTGGTCAGCTGACTGGAAAGTAGCTACTAAGCTATTAGCAGTCACGAAGCGTGGAGGCAAATCGAACGTCACTGTATCGCCCAAGTTAGCTTCTAGGTCTTGGAAGTTCTTGAATTTGGTATTAGCAGTCGCGATAAAGCAGTTTAAGTTCTGTAGGTAGGCCAGATTTGACATCTGGTAGGTTTGTACTTGTTGCAAAATGTTTACTGGAACGGCCATGTTTCTTCTCCGATTAATATCCTTATTCGGGAACAGACATGACCGTTAAGTACGACTAGCCTCTTAAGAGTGGTGAGGCTTTATAGTCGCGCACTGATTTAGTGCCTCTGTCTGTTCCCACGGTAGAAGGTTTCAGACGGTTTAAGGGATCTGGAGTATCTTGCAAGTTACGTTTAGCTTCATTATTGATGCTAATGGATTCAGATAACTGAGCCATCATGCTGCGAGCCTTGGCTGGAGATTTCTCTACCATGAAGGCTAGCTGCGCCAATTTGCCGGGGTTCTTCTGAAGCTCATATATAATGGCGGCAGTGTTGTCCGACTGAGTAGCTAAATATACCAATTGTGGGAATGCAGCAGGGTCAAAATCTGCGGTGACAGCGTCAAAATCTTCAAATGCTTCCTTGCCTTGAGCTATCTTACCGAAATAATTTTGGGCTACTTCATTCACTTCCTTTTCAAGTTGCGCTTGATGTGCACGCTCAGCTTCTTCTTGCTGCTTCTGTTGCACCATCTGCATCACCTGTTGTAACTGCTCTGGACTCATCCCCTGTGGCTGTTGTTGCTGCATGGGTTGTGTCTGTTGCTGTTGCATAGGTGCTTGCTGCTGTTGCCCCTGTAGTGCTTGAATCTGCTGCTGTGCCGCATCTAATTGCTCTTGCATCTTCCGTGCTCCATCTCGTTTAGCCTGTTGTACAAGCTGATTGACACGGGAAGCAGGAAGCATTTTCTCAGGTGGTGGTGGCTCGGTTTCTTTCGATTCCTCTCCGTCACCCACAATTGTGTCTTGCAATTCTTCTGCAATATCCTTTGCATCCATCGTTAACCTCACTGTTTCCGGTGTGACCGTGGTTCGCCTACCATCCGTGGTAGTATCGACTATTTATACCGCATAGCTGCGTATTAGGCCTAGCTTCCATCCCGGCTAGTCGGGGTATTACGTTGAGCTTAGTATAGCAATATTTATACCAAATGGAATAGAGTATTTCTAATTGTGTATTGTGCTTACTTTTTGGGCGACTTTGGTTTCATAGTTAAAGCCTTCTTATCCAGCTCATGAGTCCTATCCGAATGCTCGACCTCGTGATGATGCTTTGAAAGATCTAGCGCCATATTTACGGCGGTACGAGAATTTTCTGCGTCGACTTTCTCCTGCTGCAACGCTTGGTCTACTTCAGCCCCTTCGATATCCGCAAGAACCTTCATAAACTCAATATCAGCAACCTTATTCTTAACTGCATCATCGGTAGCAATCTTAGTAAGTGCGACTTGAGTCTGCTGTTCGGCTGCTTCACGTTTCTGCTGAACCTTCATCATTTCCGCTTGAGCCTGTAGCTGCATCAATGCTTTCGGGTCGATTTGGTTCTGAGCTTCTTGCTGAGCCATCTGCTGCATCTGAGCCTGTTGCTTAGCTGTTTCTTCCATATACTGGGCTGCTGCTTGACGTAATCCATCGATGCCGCGAATTTCAATATTATCCAGAAGTATGCCAAGACCCTTAGTGTTAATGAAGTTAGCGAAGGATTCAGAGGTTTGCATCAACTGAATAATCGTTTCTAGGGAAATCTGCTTCTGCACTGCAAAGTTAACACCGGCTTCTACCTTGACCTCAAGACTCATGGGGTCGTAGTTCATGAAGGGATTGCCTTGCTTATTCACTACCTCATAAGAGCGCTTGCCGTCTGGTCGAACAATTGGCAGGCTACGAGGCGTGACATAGTACTTAGGTATCAAGTCTAGGATAATCTGGCAGACTCTATTAAGCCCTTTCATGAACCCAACTGTATAGGGCATTGCGGCTGCGTTAGAGTGCATCGCGCCTTGCATGATGGCCACACCTGACAGCTCGTTATTCTGAATCCCAAGCGCTGCGTCATACGACCCAAGTATGCCCTGAATCAGATTGTCTGACATTTGGAATGTCTCGCTAATCTGAGGAGGAATTGGTGTCCTGACGATTTCTCTAGGAGGCGCAAGAGGCTGATTAGGGTCGCCATCGTTGAATGCGTTATAGAGCAATGTTCCGGGTTTCTGTACGTCGATATAAGCATCCAGATAGTCTTCTGGAATGGACTCTACGGAGGCAATGAACTTATGCTCAACCGTGTTTTCAAGCTCATTAGCTAGTGACTGTCCTGCATAGTTTTTCAGGCGTTGTGCGTCACGTACATTGTAAATATATGGGCGAGTCATCTGCTCTGCGCAGGAGTCATTATTGTCTCGAAGTACAGCGCTGTTGCCGTCGAAGAATACCAGTGGGAGCATTCTGTAGCTTGTCTTAACCGGTGCTTCAATAAGTTGCGCACCAGATAGCCGGTAACGTGTAATTTCTTCAATCACCGTTTCACGCATTTTGCCGATAGGGATTGGAGGCTGCTCTATGTACCCTGCTTGCTCCCACATGGACATGAGTTCTTCATAATGCTTAACTCCAACGACCTTGCCATTAGAGAGCTTCGTTATCTTCTCGCGCTTAAAGTCCTTCTTGAAGTAGTCGCAGAGAAGAACGATATCCTTTCTTGCTGCTCTATATGACCAATTAAACCCGGAGAATGAGCGTGCGTATTTCATGCCTTTAAGTGCATCCGAGCCATACTGAGCTTCCACTTCTTCGGCTTCCTTAGGGAATAGCTGAAAGCAGTAATTGCCATCGCCCTTATGCGACTTGCGAGCTAGAGGGTCAAAGCCACATAGGGTTGGATCGAAGACGCGCTGAGTACAAATCTTTTGATCCATCGACATTTCAGAAACATAATCTGTATAGACTTCTACGACTGAAAATCCTCCTACTAGAAGGTCAGTATATACGTCATAGCTAAATCCATCGTTGTCTGAATCATTAAGTATCGACCGAAAGTGCGCCTCTAATATCTCAATCAGTTTTGGATCAACAAGGTCGAATCCGTCTTGAGCGCGAACTACAAAGCCCGGCTCCATACGTGAGAACTCTCCACGTAAGCGACTGATGTAAGCTTCCATAACGTTAAATTCAACCTGTGGGCGACCAAGGGTAGTCAGCACTGCAATGTCGTCTTCCGTAAGAGTGGACTTGTACATGAATCGCATGAACTGATGATATCGCTCGTAATTAGGTCTAAAATATGTGTAAGCCTGTTCTACTGAATTCTTTATTTTCTCTAGCTGTGTGGTATGCTTTTTAGCAATATTAGCCATGATTAATCCCTTAATCTATATGCTCTTCGTTTAAGTTCGACGACATTATTGTGTCGATTTAGTGCGGCAATCGTTGCCTCTCGTGAACTATTGTTACTGCTCGTGAACATAGTCAGCATTTTATCTATAAGCGCAATGCGCACCGCATCGGCGGCGGTATCACAATTTGATACTAATATTCCGTTGGCATAATAAACGCCATAACCTTCAATCGTTATGTTGTAAACGGCGGCTTTTAATGGAATTTGCTGAACACTGCCTTCCGCAGAATCTTCTTTTCTTATTTTGGCTAGTTGATTTCTTGCATTTAAATTCGGAACTACACCATTCGCATTTAACAATGACTTCTGGTAAATGTTTCCTTCTATATCTTCCATGGCATGCAGTAGTACAGAATTCGCTTCTAGTGCTTGTGGGGCAGGTATATTTAACCCCGCATCCTTTGCAAACATGGTCTTTAGGCTTGTGTATGCTTGTCTTAGCATTTTCAGCATGCCAGGCTCGTCCTTCTTCGCTTCTGTGCCATGCTCTTGCAGCAAGTTGTGCCTTGTGAAGGTTTCTCTTATTCTGTTCGGTATTAGCATAGGCAATCTTAGATTCTTTATGTTGTTCCATATGCTCCCGATGCGATATACACTCCAAATTTTCAAAATCGTTATTGAAATGATTACCATCTTTATGGTGAACGATAAAGCCAGATGGAACCTTTTTGCTGCTATAAAATTCCCAAATTGCAACATGAAGTCCTTTAGCACCCTTCCTTCCCTTATCGCTTTTTGACTGACTAAGATAATATCTTTTCGTTCCCATGAGTCTGTATGTGATTCCATTGAATATAATAATTTCTTGTATCTCCATCGCATTAGCTCCTTAAATGTTAAAAAACTAATGCTAGCATCATCTGATAGTGTGTCTATAGATTTAAATGAAGAATCTACATAAACAGCATGATTTCGAGTCGCAATTAATCCTAATCTCTCAATGACTTCAGCATTATAATGAGTAATCCCTGCTGCAATTACCTTGCCAATACCTAAAGGAGTTATAACTCTATCGCCTACTTTTACGTCTTTAATTTTCTTATTTCCATAAGTCGTTGCTATAATGCTCTCACCCACAAGACACACGTCGTCATGAGCATGACTATCATTATTGGTAATGCGCTTCATGTGGTTAACGCACATTTCCGTATGAGCGCCATGAGCTGGAAGTGATACTTGTCGTGCTGCTATGTAAGGCTGTATATCGATGAACCTCTGTGCCTTAGAGCCTGACTTTCGAGTACGCTCAATCTCACGAACTTTAAGCCCGCGCATTTCCTTTAGAACAGACAGAAGCGTCACGCCTGTGGATTTCTTCTCAATGTAAGCAATCAGCGGTGGATTCTTGTGTCGAGCACATTCCTGCCAGAAATCAAGGAACTCTCGTTCTAGGTGCTTAGGTTCTACGCGAATCTCTCGGCATCCAAGCCAATGCAAACCCATTACTCCAGTCTTACGTCCTTCAGTCTCAATGTTATACATACCCCAGAACGAGAATGCCGATGCGTCATTGCGTGGCTCATCTGTTTCTGCGGTATCGGCTGTGATGAAGGTAATGTAGAACTCAGGTTCTTCGACAAGGAGCGGGAAATCTTCTACGGTGTAGAGTCCACCACCGGCCGGCTGTGGGTCTTGCTGATGCTGTGCTGCGAATACATAGCGGTCTTTCTCTTGGCGAATCTTAAGCATGTCCAGAGGAAAGGCTTCGGGGTATAATGCATTTCCAGCCTCGTCAATGGATTTAAGAATTACCTTGTCCCATTCATAACCATCTTCTCCTGCAATGAAGAATGCGGGCAAATCCTGCTCATGTAGACGCTGACCTATGAAGACGATTGGTACATTTATTCCACGAGGTCGCTGCTGAATTGTTTCGCGGAAGTTGGTGATAACGCCTTCCCGGATGAGGTCTGAATGAACTTCATCGGGCTTGTGACTGTCGTCGATAACAACTGCGCCAGAGAATCTATCCAATCCCGGTAAGCCAGCGTTACGCCCTGTAATAGAGCCTGCTGCACCGAATGCCGAAACTGTTCCTCCTGCAACTGTAGTAAACGAATCTTTCGCTTGTGAGTCGTCGCGCAGATGAACATCAAAGAGCACCTTATATTGACTAAGCATCATTATCCGCTTCACTACGTCAGTATGTGTCGCGGCAAGAGTCTTAGAATAGGATATATACAGGAAATTGCAGTCAGGCCACTTCGCCATGCACCATGCAATCCAGAAGCTTACCATTACCGATTTACCATGACCCGGAGGCACGTTAACCAGTAAGCGCAAAGCCTGTAGCCGAGTACACTTAGTCAGCGCACGGCAAATAGTAATGAAATGACTCTCCCGACCAACGGGCTTTGAGATAATAAAATCTCTGCCAGTCAGTATGGGGAAGAATGCTTGAATAAAGAGTAGCAAGCTACCCTTAAGCTTGGCTGCAATCTCTGCATTATCAAGCTTAGTCTGTAACGTTTTTTCCATAAATGGGCAATCCTTTGCCTGTTATGCTTCCTGCAAACATTTGTACCAGCATAGGGAGTCATACTGATACAGAGCTAAAATAGCATGAAATTGGATTAAAACACTACGAAATTGAGTTAAAATGGGTGAAAATTACTTTGATTCAGCCCAAATATTATAAATCTCATCAAGAGGGATTGGTTTAAGCCCGGTCTGCTCACAGGAGACATTGCAGTATCGCTTGTCTCTGGTGCCGTCTGGAAGCAGCACATGATTCGTATGCAGATGGCCATGAATGTTCATGAAGTATCTAGGGAACTGATTCGGGTGAACTGGCATATGTGAAAGCACCATCCCCTTGTATTCGGCTACGCCCATGACGCGATCGAAGTACGCTAGATATTCTTGCATCGGGTACATATCATGGTTTCCCATAATTAGTCGCTTCGACCCATTGAGTGCAGCGGCAATGCCAATATTGCGCTTACCGAAACAGAAGTCTCCGAGATGCCAGACGATATCGTTATGCCCGACTACAGAGTTCCAGCGCTTGATTAGCCCTGCGTCGTGCTCTTCTATGGTGTCGAATTGACGGAATGGCTTCGTGGATTCGAAGGATAGGATGCCTCTGTGGCCGAAATGTGTATCGGAGATAAAGAAGACTTCTGACATAATATTCTCTCTTAATATGGTCGGGATGGTTAGAGCTTACATCTAACAGGAGGGGATATGGCGCTTGAACTAATCCGGAATAGGTATAATTTATACCGCTCTTATACTTGTTCTATACTAATTCACTTCAAATACATGCCATACAAGACCATTCGGCATTTGCACAGTCTTCATGAAGTACATAAGCTCAACATCATCAAGCTTCCAACCTGTGCCGACAATAAGAAACTTACGAGTTACAAATTCAGCATGTGTAACAACAATCGCCCATAAGAAAATCATACTCCCTTGCAATTGAATATCACATATTACGCAATCTTTTGGAAGTTTAAGCTCAAACACTTCGCCAATAATAGGAAGTTCGTATTTAAATATGTGGCCTATCATAAAATCCCTTTAGTTAATCCTCAGCACGTGTGCGTTCTAGGCCAGTAAGTACCTATCATCCCGAAAGTGGCAGGGCTACCGCGATTCGAACGCAGAACTCCAGAGTCAAAGTCTAGTGTGATGACCATTTCACTATAGCCCAATAATTTGGTAACCCCACCCGGATTCGAACCGGGGTAATCTGACTGAAAATCAGATGTCCTAACCGCTGGACGATGGGGTTATGGTAGTCTCGAATGGACTTGCACCATTATTTTCCGATTATCGGTCGGATGTTCTAACTTTTGAACTACAAGACTTTGGTGTCACCCACAGGATTTGAACCTATATAACCCACGTTATGAGCGTGATGCACTAACCAATTGTGCTAGAGTGACATGGCTCTGGTGGATGGATTTGAACCACCGACATAAAGATTAACAATCTTCCGTTCTGCCCCTGAACTACACCAGAATTGCTTGCGACTTTCTTATGACTCATATCCCAGTATGGTCTTCTAATATGAATAGCTAACAAGGCCACAAGCGACCCAGTATAATAAATTTTAATCGTAACTTCTACTCATTTAACTGACATGCGTTATATAGCTATGTGGCGCACTAGACTTCTGCGGCTCAAATCCCGCAAGGAGAATCTCAAGGTCATTAGGCGTAAGAGTCTCCATGGCATGAAGCATCTTATTCAAGATGAACTTACACTTGTCTAAGCGCTTATAGTAGACCACAAAGCCGTTCCTGTCCCAGAAGAGAATCTTAACCTTGTCTCGGTGCTTATTGTAGAACACGTAGAGGCTGCCATCGTGGAGGCTTGTGTGATTCTGATTGCGCACGAAGGCTGAGAGTCCGTCAATGGACATGCGAATATCAACTGGTTGACTGGAAATGTAAATATTGCGGTTCTCGTATGGTATTAACATCAAATATCCTTAAGTAATTCAATAATTTTAATAATCTTTATGGAGTCAATATTAGGCGAGATTGATACCTTAATGCCCTTTGCAATAATGAGGTCAATGCCATTCTTGGGTTCAATGACTTCTGGCTCTGGTGCAATGATTCTGACTGTCGCTGCTGGAACTGTAATCTGCTTGAATTCCATCGGCTGCTTGGGTGACCCAGTATGCTCAGCAATGATGGCTTGATAATTTAAATACGTCTGAGCGCGTTTTATTTGCTTTGGATTGACGTCATGCAACTTAGCAAAACCTTCCAAGGTCATGCTACAATTTTGAAATTCCTCAGCGAGCTTAATTAGCCTTCTATTTGCCTTAGAGTTTCTATTATCCCCCAAAGTGATTATGCTCTTTGCATTCTTAAATGAGTTCATAGGTAAATTATTTTTAACGGCATATTCTGGAGCGGTTAGCCCTGACTTAATTTGCTCTTGTACATGGTTATACCAATACATTGCCATTTTTGGATCTATATAACTGGCCATATTATCCCTCTAGTTAACTTGTCGTAGAAATGCTTCGCCCTGTGATATTAAGTCGCCCAATGTACCTGCATCTAAATCTATAGTCTTATCCGCACTCATCATTAAACCGAAATAACGGTTCTTATCTTGATTCGTCCATAGGCTTACAAGCACATTAGGGTATTTTTTTAGCCAATAGTCCTTTATCTCGTCAATTTCATTCATTGAATTCCCTACTCGTCTAATTAAACTAATATTAGGAGGTTCAGCATCAGCATTATAGAAATAAAGATAATCTCGAATAAGTCGATCATCTTTTTATCTCATGGAGTGTGATGCAGAGTTCCTTGATGTGCTCAGATAAAGCGTCGAGCTTAAGGGGGAGTTTTTCGATTAGCAGATTAAGTTCATTAATGCGGTTCTTGATGCTAGCTAGATGCTCATCCGTGCTAACTTCTGGAATTGATACTTCGTTCATTTTGTCGTCCTCTAGTTCAGGTATATGCGTGAAGCCATATACCAAGTATATGTAGTGCATCCCATCCTGGAATAAAATCGCCATAATCGTCCTTAATTAAGTGGGATTCATTAAACTAAATTTTACAAGGAATTGCAAGAACAGAGAATTTGAGGGTGAGGTGGGCAGGATTCGAACCTGCGACATACTTCGCTCTACCAGACTGAGCTACCACCACATGTGCTATCTGTATCGCCTCGCTTGAAGAGCAAAAACAAACTATAATTTGTTGGCGATACTCAAGGTCTGATAGCCTACCGAGAATCATATTAGCATTTTATATAGGATAGTCTATACTTAAATTAAGCCATCAATAGAAGGAACTATCATGTGGACTTTCTTTGCTAAACCTGAGCAGAATTCAGAATCAAGAGAGCATAATATCGTCAAGGACATTCTACGAGTCATTCGTGACCTGATTGCTGTCGTGAATGATATTGCGCACCTGAATGTCCTGAATATGATGATTGATGCGCTTAATGAGATGATTGGGGAAGAGGTTCGCCCTACTCATGAGATATAGCACTTTTGCGCTGCTCTACGAATTGCATAAAATGCGCGAATCCGCAGAAATGCTTACTCTCATTAAGTGTCGTCGTGTAATTGTCTTTCCAATGAAGTTCAATCTTCGATGCTGACGTAATATCTGCCCCACATATATCGCATGTGATTATTATTACCTTGGTCATTCTAATTCTCCGCAATTCTCACATTTTCCCCTGCCTAGTGAAAATTCGTAATTGTGGCCATTATGCTCGCAATAGTCTTCAATCATATTATTTATTTTCATACTTAAGTTTCCAAGCCCTTGGAATTGACTAAAAGTCAAATAACCAAATTTATGCAAAATCAATTTAAGCTCGTCCTTCGTGAAGTCATTCATCGCATCTGCCTTATGTGCTCGCAATTCTTGCAAATATTGTATTCGCTCCCTTGTAAGAGCTGAATTCTCATTATATTTTTATGCTCGCAGGGTTTGTCGTGGTTATCAATCATGGATTCAACCTTGTTTCTTAATAAATACATTTTTGTAAGATCAAATGTTGGTTCATATAAATGCTCTAAAGAATATAAAATATTCATTAGCTCTTCTTTCGTGAAGTCATTCATAGTGAAACAAACTCCGATTTATTGCAGTGAACACACAGGTTAATTAATGCCGATGTAGAGTAAGTATCATGCTCGCAGTAGTTATTAATCATTGATTGGATTCTATTAATTAAATCGCTATTCAAAGGCAACTTACCATCAAGAATTCTATCAATGTTACGACATGACATTGATCCTATAATTTCTTCAAGCTCGTCCTTCGTAAACTCACCCACTCAATAAGCCTCCCCATAAGCATAACACAGGCCACGGTCGGTCATCCCAGTAGCCCACTTAACTCGCCTGTTTCCGCACTCACATCGCTTGCACTCAGGGTTCCAGCCACGACAGGTGTTACCCCAGTCCTCGCAATCTTGTCCCATGAACTCCGAGACAAAGCCATCGTAATCTTCCACTGCATGCTCAAGCGCTTCATCTTCTGTGCTATAATAACGCATTGTTATCCCCAAAATCTGTTGATATCTCTGTGTATAACTCTTGAATAGTTTCAGTCGGTAATTAATCCACATTCTGTACACAGGGAATACTAAGACAAGCCCGCAGGTTAATCAAGCCGAAAGTTAAATACAGCGCTGGCCTATCTTGGGTTATCCACGAGAACTCCTCTCAGTAATAGTAATAATAAGAAATAGATCTTAAATATAATAACTATTATACTGGCGCAAATTTAGGGGATAACTCAATGAAAGTCATGCTTATATCAATTCTACTAGGACTGCCTATAGCGCTTTGGATGAAATTAGAGCCTCTTGGTGCTGGGATGCTTTGCGGTGGTCTGTATCTGCTCTTGGATACTCTCTTCAAGCTTACGGTCTAAGTCGAGCATGGCCTGCTTGTAGCCCATATTAAAGCCGCATTTGAAGCTTGATGGGTTCTCTAATACTTGGGATGGTAAGGTCATCGCTATATCAGCTAGCTTTGTGTCAATCCAGTTTTGTAGGTTCATCACCAGTCTCCTCCAGTGCATTCATTGTAGTTAATAGAAAGACTACCATGATACTTGCCTCGAAAGAATATTTCTCGCAAAGCCTGACGCTCGTAAGCCGTTACGTAATCATGTTGATAGGTTGATAGGTCGTTGATGAGAACTCGATGCATACGCGATTTATAGCTGGTTCTGACGTCACCGTGACAACGTAGCCTCTGATAATGCTTGGCGCATAGGCCTTTGCAACTTACTTTGTTGTCGCAATCTGCTGCTGAACATATAGTCATGAGCCGCTCTTAGAGTATTCACGACACATATTCTCAAGCCAAAGTATATACTCACACAACTGCTCACCCTGACGAGATGCCCGCCAAAGCTCTGAATTTCGGTTCTCACGGTATTGGTCAAGAAGGGGTAATGGAATGTAACCGCATCGGTCTAACTCGGCTCTCCATGCGTTACGTTCTTCGATTAGGGTCATATTTGTCCTTAAATGGCAGGTAGGGCTGGATTTGAACCAGTAGTCTCTCGACACGATTTCATAGCTTCTCCATTCGTCAATGGCGACTTAATCCCATGCGATGTCCCTCCCTAGGATTACGAGGAACGTCGTGCATGGCTCTCGCGCACTTCCACGTGCAACCTACCTAAATCAGTTGCCCATCCGCACACTAGAGGGCTGCTAGTTTCTTCCGTAGAGGGTACGGTGTGCTATTCACTGTTTGGCTCTGGCATATTAATATTAAAGCTGCACCATGTACAGATGCCGGACAGTATATTGCTACTATTGTTGAACCCATGTCATTGCCCTATCCAATTAATAAGCATCAGCGCATCCTTCTTAATCTCTACATCGGGAATTCCATCTAGCCGCACAGGGTTAAATGGCTCAGTGATATAATGCCAGCCATTAGGAGTTGGATAATAGAAATATACTTTGAGATCTCGATTCTTCACCATCCATCCTGTGATTCCCATTGGATCAGTAGTATCGCAGTCAAGTAGAAAGAAGCTGACCATGCGATTCTCTGGCTGCATCAGCGAGCTACAAAAGCTGTCATTGATGCGCCTGTAGAAGTTATCGCGATTATCGTCAATAAGGTCAAGCTGCTTATGCTGGAAATGCTTGATCGCCTTACTCATATTTCGGCAATTAAGCGAGGCATAAAGGCGTATGTCGGGATTAGCTAGGTAATTCTGTAATTCAATGAGCTTTGCAGCAGCTTCATCCCATTCGGCTTCACTTGTAGTAATAATTTTATTAATCCAGCGCTTGGAACCCTTATTTGAGTTCTGCACGCCACGGTCAATAAGCATTAAGACATGAACGCCTAATTTGAAATCGGTTGGTGGGTTGAATTTCATTCTTCCTCCAGTTAAGTGACAATCGACTGGACTTTAACCAGATATCTCACGCCCGGTCTAGCGTCTGTGAGTATTGCTAGCATCATCTCAGGCTATGTGTCTACACCACATCGCGATTGTCCTGCGCAGAGTAACGCATTTCACTTGGAGCGGCAATATGATATTATTACCAGATTTGGAGAATCGCATGAACTATGAGAAGAAACGCAAGCGGCAGTCTGGTCGGCAGGCTCGCGGGGGCAAGACCAGCTATGAGATTATTAATGGCCGTTACTGGGATAAGGTTCATGGGTGGATCGATGAGAGTATAGAGTCAGGGGCGCTTCCAGCGGTGAACTTTGAGGCTAAGCCGGTGTTCGTCGCTAAGATGAAAGCCATGACTCAGGAAGAGTTCGATAGAGATTGGGCGCAAAATCCCTTATAGACAGACCCTAAATTTCTGCGGGTCTGTCATTATCATGCTTCCCTCTTCAGCGGCACCACAGTCAATTCAGGCTTATTCAGGTATTTGGCACAGTAGTATTCTTCGATTTCCTTGGCTAACTCTGGACTGAAGCGGGTGTCGGTACTAGTATTCTCCCAGTTCCAATGCCCTTCTGGTCGCCAAAATGGTTTACAGAATTCCTTAACGATAAATGGGAATTGATTTATCCACTTATCCGTCACCACCATCTTAAACTCATGATTATACCACAGCCGGTACTTCTCTAGGTGTACATAGCCCCATTTGCGGAGTCTGCGCTTTGCTAGCCATTTAAACATTGGTTCTCCTTATACTTACCTATCGCCTTCTGCAAACCAGCATGGCCGTCAAATTCAGATAAGCCTACAAATTCCATGTGGTAGCCATCAGGGTAATGCTCCCGGAAAGTCTTATGCCTATCGGGGCGACTACCTTCTAGGATTGCTAGGTCATGAGGCATATAGGCTTCGTGGCTACACAGGTGACTTCCAAGAACACTACCGTCTTCAGCCATTAATACTGCATATAGGCAATCGCGAGAGCCACCATTGTTAAATCCGTAGATTACCGGCAAGTCTTGAATGTCTTTGTTCTCCGGGTTGAATATTACATTGCCTCTGCCGTCTACTGAGTATAGGTGCCGGGCTAGATATAGGCTTGCTGCTACTGGGCTTGTCATAGTTGATTCGTCCTAAAAGTTTTTACCCATAGTGTACACTAAGCATTGACCGTTTCGTCGGCTATATTAGAAATCACATCAATCACTTCGACGTCAACGTCTCTAGTGATATCGGGATCTATATTGTCCATTGCCCATTCTCTGGCTTCAAGTTCACTATCGGCTTCTACCTCAAGATATTCTATGCCTTCGCTTGTGGCGTACCATAGGACTTCTACTTCGTATTTAGGCATTTACGTCTCCAGGAATAATTGACGGAGGCTGCGTCCATATTTTGCAATCAAATGGCGTGTCTACTCTTGCAATATAAGGGCATGGCACTTCATCATAGGTGGCTAAAAATATATCGGCTTTACAGGGATACATTTCACCCTTGATTCCCTTGATAACAAAATCACCTACATTTGCTTTCATTTGACCCTCAAGGGTATTTATTAAAAGATAATCTTCATCAGGATTGGGCTGTCTATGCACTGAAAACTTCCCGCTCCCCCAATAAGGAATTTCCTCAAAGCCAAATCTAAACGCTTCTATCTCTAATGGCTTCTTTATGAATTTACGGGTCATTTATATTCCTCTACTGTGTTTTTACCCATAGTGTACAGAAAAAATATTGTGATCGTAATGGGGGAATTTTAAATTTTTTTTGGAATTTTTTGGGTGAATTTTGAAATGAGATTTTAGGGTGAACCTATTGGGGTGATGGATTAATTTTTGGCTGAAATATATATGCCGGGAAAATGTACAATGTTTTGAAATTAACTGGGATGGGTATATGTGATTAAAAATTATACTTGTTATGGGGAAATAGACTGGTTGTGATGAGTGTGGAGCCTCAGCTAGCTCATGGCCGGGGTCTCATAGCGGGGCATACCCCCTCGAAAGGCCATGACATACCCTGTAACCCACGCCAGCACTGGGCTTTAGGCTGATTGACGGGGTGGCAGTAGAACCAAGGTTACATTGACCAGTATTAATGCCATTTAATTTAGGTGGCAGCAATTAATAATTATAACTTCTATTGACAATGGCAGTATAACCTAATACATTGTGCCCGTTTAATACAACTAGAGGATACATTATGAACATCGGATACAAGAGAGTAAGTACAAAGGATCAATCTACTGATAGACAGTTGCATGGTATTGCATTAGATATGCCTCCATTCGTGGACTATATAACAGGATCAACAATGGATAGGCCTGAGCTAGCCATCTGCTTGCGATCGTTGCGTGATGGCGATATATTGCATGTTCATAGCGTTGATAGGTTAGCGCGTAAGCTAGTTGATGCATTAGAAATAATAAAGCAAGTGCTAGCAGCTAATGCGACTATCATTATATATAGTCCATACTTGCGCTTCAGTGGTGATAAGTCTGACCCTTACGCTATGTTTCAGTTATCCTTATTCGCTTCTATAGCTGAGCTGGAGCGTAGCATGATGCATGAACGCCAACGTGAGGGCATAGCGCGAGTTAAAGCCACGGGTACTAAATCAGGCAAGCCATTTGGTAAGACTCCGCTAGACTTATCCTTAGCCCCTAAAGTCTTATCCTTACATAGACAGGGTATGAGTAATCGCATGATTGCCCTTGAATTAAAATTATCTCGTCCTAGCATAGCCAAGCTTTTGACTCACGCCACTCAAGCTATATAGATATGCAGTATAACTCTAGGGCTTGAATTACACCAAGCCCAAATAATAATCAAATTAATTTAATCTAGCCTATTGCATTGTCAAACAAACTTTACTACAATAGGCGCATACACACACAAGAGGACGAGAATAATGACCATTTCAATACACGACATGACAACAGAGGAACAATACTGCATTTTCGATACATACTTCGACGGGATAGAGAATCCAGAAGACTATGACACTGAGTTTGAGCGATGGTTAAGCAAAGTAACTGAGGACGAAATGAACGACGACCAACACGCAATAGATTTTTACCTAAATTTCTTCAACAACTACCTCACGGTTGCAAAGATAGCCGAACATCATGGCTACTCACTAGCAACAGCGAATGGATTAATCAATCGTGGGCGTGAGCTGTATAACAAGCAATGCGAATCTAAATAGAGGACGAAAGAAAATGAGACCGAATAAAACAGCTTACGAATCATTAATTGAGTATGAAGGTAATGCCCTTGCAAATATAGCTAAACTACTCAGTGGCAATACACAGCAAGCACGCGAGACTTTAGAGCAGATAATTGATCACGCATTAAAGCAATTATACGCAAGTGAATAACTCATAGACTTAACTAGAGGGCGAAACAAATGACTATGCAAATATGGATAAACCTTTTAGAGCAAAGACAATCTCTATTGGAACGACTAAGCGAATGCGCTCACATGACTCTAGGCGAATACGAGAATCACATTAACAGCATGATATTCGGCGAGCATGATCATCTTGAAAATCATTTGCGCGAACAAGGGCTAACAATCGAAGAAATTAACCCGAATTCCTACAGAGATTATCAGCAGCTCACTGTCGAGCTATGTATTGAGCTATTTAAGATGAAATTTAATAAAGGGGACGAAACACAATGAACCTAACACAATCACTAAACCTTGCATCATCCCTAAAAGACATTCATACAAGCTCAGGCTACATTCCCAAGGGAGCAGATGCAGCCGAAGCTTTGGAGAAATATTGTACAGAACATGAAATCGACGTTAATATCTTTGATGATTTTGACTGGTCTAGCTCATGTATATTACTCCAAGATTGGGCAGATAATAGCGAGTTTAACGGCATATACTTTTGGATAGATTAATAATCCCTCTCATGCTGGGCTTCAAGCTCAGCAATCCTGTTCTTAAGCTCCATAGTATCTTCATCAGACCGTGTTTCAATCACTTGCTTCTCAACCCATCCATACTTAGCGCCCTTAGTCTTCATATACAAATTTTGCGCCTTAGCGTCACCAGCTTCGGCTTGCATCACAATAGTCTTAGCAACGCGCTCAATCGCCTCAGGCTCAGCACATTCCAGCTCACGTGAATAATACTTGCGAACCGTATCATCATTAAGCTTTATCACCTTGCAAATCACATGCAGCGGAATCCCAGCTATAGCTAAATCCTTAATCCGCTGTCTTAACTCCGGTGTGGGCTTATGTTCCCCATTATACAATGTCATGACAATCTCCCTATGCTGACTTGCGTTTAATTAACGGCCTCTTGCGCGGTGCAATGGGCTTAACTACTTCTGGCTCCACGGCTACCGGCAAGCACTCTGATACAGCTGCAATTAGTTCGGCAACTGGCTCGACAATCTCAGGCTCGACTATGACCGGCTTATCAGCAAGCAAGATAGTACCCTTACCCTCGCATGCATTACACTCGCCCATTATCCCCCCAAGCTTTGCAACCTCTTTTGACCCGCGACATGCTGTACATCTTATCCTTTCTGTCATATTCAATCCTTGATTAATCAACTTGCATAAATCATACACGACTAACGAAAATAGTTAAAATAATGCTTTACATGTCAAACAAACTTTACTAGAATGAGGGCATATTAACTAGAGGACGACGACAATGGCTTACCAAGCAATCACAGTAAAGTACTTAGGCGCAACAGATTATAAGCCCAGCAGACTTAAGGCTATATCTGCTAGCGGTATCAGCATAACCAGAGCATACGATGGGGATTACTCAATCGATAATGACATGGCCAACATAGCGCATGAACTTGCTACAAAGTTGGAATGGTTCGGAGAATGGAGGGGCGGAACTTTAGAAGATGGAAAAATGGTTTGGGTTCTTGATACGGAAAATTACTTTGTAGTATGTAAACCGTTACAAGGGGTGAACTCATGATCAAGCTAGGCGATATATTCAAATCATCATGGGGCTATGACCAGACCAACGTAGATTTCTATCAGGTAACGCGAGTCATTAGCGAAAAGACTATCGAAGTAACTCCGATTGAAGGTAAAAGAATCGAAGATGAAAAAGTAATACCCATGATAGGCGAATTTACTGGCGAACCCATGAGGCGCAGACCAAGATTTTCTCAATATGGAATTTATATCAATGGCGAATGTAGCTTCATGAGTGCATCGCTGTGGGACGGTCAGCCGTGTTATGTAACTCATCCGCTAATGGGGCACTAATCATGAATCAATTTAAAATTAACCAAGTAGTATATTACATTACCAGCATGGATAGCAAAATCATAATCCAAGAATTAACAATTAATCGGATTTGCCTCGACAATCGGGGCGTTTATTATCACGGCATACTAATGCAAAATCCCGAAAAGATTCCAGATACCCGCAGGGAAAGCGAACTATTCGAGGACAGGGAAACAGTGATTCGAGATTTATTAATTCAAATCCAAAAATTAAACTCAGAAGGAAACTAAATGGCGACAATAGCGGAAAGCAAGGCATTCATAAGGCATTACCTTGATGCAATTGAAGATAGTGAAAATTGCAGCGTGCACTTATCGATTACTATGACAATTGCACAATTAATATCCTGTTATAACGAACAATTATGTGCAAAAGCAATTAATACAACAGGGTGCCAGTTAATGTCCTGCAATGACGACGAAGTACATTCCAAAGGTGTGTCGCACGTAATCACCGAAGGCGAAGTGATTCAGTCAATCATAGCCGCTTTGCGAAAATGCGTGCTCGATTGGAACGAAATTTATAAACTCGCATCAGGAGAGAGGTCAATTCAATGAACCAAAATCGAACAATCATGAGCAACTGTGAATACTCAATCGCAACCCTCCAAAACCTTAAGAAGGCCATGAGTTACTGTGGTGACGCGAATCAACAAGTTACTTGGGCAATCGGAGGCATAATTTGCACAATCACAAGCAAGATTCTCCATATCATGCATGACGTGATTATCAAGCCAAATAAATCATCCGAACCAAATGCTAAGGATGATTTACTTGAGATTCAAAAGCGGTTTAACGAATTCATGGATACGCAAATTGGGAATCTTAGCTAATCCGCCAAATTTAACTTCTAAGCAACTTTAATCCCTACCCGCTACCTTTGCACCAATTTAAGATTATCTCTTAACCTGAGCGAAATTTAGTGGGTAGGATTTGATTTAATTAATCAATCAGACATGAGTCTTGAGATTTAGGCGAATATTTCGAAGTAAACGGCTTGCGATACTCTCCAAAGCGTCCATTCCTGAACTCAAAATTAATCTTGAATAAACCTGACTCACCGCGATTCTTCCGACACTGAAATTGAAACATGTGCTGAAATTCTGGATCTTGATTATCTAGGTATGGCTGGTCAATACCAATCCACCAGCTAGACGAATGAACCGATCCCATTCCTTCAGCTGCGTCACTTGGAACTGGGCAACGCTCTCCGACTGGGCGATTCTTGGATTCACGGTTGACTTGAACCAGCAAGATAACCACACAGTCAAGCTCAATTGACAACGCAGCTAAGCGCTTAGCAATCGTGTTTTGTTCAATATCCTTACGTTCTGATTTAGCCTTGGACGTAATGAGGCCAAGATAATCTACCACTATCACCGCAATCGGTTGCTTAAGTGCGGCTATGCGCGAGATTGATTCTATTTCCTCAATGACAATCATCGGAACAGAAATCAAGCTAACTTGCTTATCAAGTAACTGCGGTGCCACTGAGGATATCCTTTCGCGTATTGATTCGCCCTTTGCACCTAACAGGATAGCGTGACGGTCAAGCATTGCGCGAGGATGCATTTCAAGATTGAAATATAAGCTTTGTCGCCCGGGAAGCGCATCAATAAGCTTGTCCATCAAATACATTGCCGAAAAGGTTTTCCCATGACCACTACGCCCAGCAATTGTGATTAATGCTCTGAGTGGCACTGGCGGTAGCTGGGGAATGTCCACGCTAATCTCGCTCAATGGCGCATTATTACCCTGTAATTCAGCTTCTATGTGCTGCTCGTAGCTTATAACGCGATTATCCATCTCAGGGTTAACGCATTGGTGCAATTGCTCTAAATGCTCGTGAATAATCCCTAGCGCGTCACTAGCATTGAGCTCAGCAACTACGTCATTAAGCATATTGACCAGCAAAACCAGTTGCCGCCTTAGTGTACGGTAATTGCAAAGCGTTACAGTGTCGCTAGTAAGCATATTAGGCGTGTAATACGCATCCTTCAGCATGCTAGTAACCGGATCGCATCTGGGATCGGTCATTGTGGATAGCGTTACTAAGTCAAAATCCCCCTCAACCCTGAATTGCTCGCTAATGACTTCGAACAAAAGTTGATTGGGTCTAAATGCAAATGCTTCTCCGTCCAGTTGTATCATGGCTTGCTGAACCGCTGTGTGGTTGGGCTTGCCAAGATAAATTAATGCCCCCAGTACCCGATATTCTATCTCAAGCGCAGTTGGTGGCCTTATGTGTTGTATTCGATTAGTCATGTTCGCCCTATTTAAAATTAAATTCGCCATTAACAAACTTAGCTAAATTGACCTCGCGCGTTATTGTGCGGAGGTTGTTTTGCCTCTTATTTCCCTCCTTAGTCACATAGACTCGTAGAAATCCCGGTTGATTTACCTTAATTGCCGTCAGGAAGGCCTTAAATCCTTCGATAGTGAAGCTTTTTCCACTACTGGAGTACTTAGGCCACCCTTTCACCATTGCTTTTAGCTGTGAGCTTAATTTGCGGTCGGCTACTTTTATCTTCGGATTGTCGGGAAGAACTTCGTGATAGGCTTCGATGATTTGCTTCTCAGTAATTTTTTCCAAATCGCTAACATTATTATTATCTTTGTTTTCTAAAGAAGTTATCTTTGTTTTATATAGGGACGGTTTGACCGGAGCCGGGTTTTCAGTCTCCGGTGAATCATCAAGCGGGGCGTGGGGTCTTAGATAAAGGACGTAATGATTGCCCTGGAACATTCCGCCTGATTTTAGCTGAAATCTCTTGAGTAAATTTAAATCTATAAGATTGTTCATTGCTCTTCTTGCTTTATCTCTACTAAGCCCGAAATGAGATTTTATTTCCTCGATATTAACTTCCCATGTACTAGGCTTGGTCAATAAGTATGAATAGATTGCTAGTGCGTCTGTATTTCTGATGGATTGAATGGTCGAATTTACGGCAATCGTTACTCCGCCATCTTCCTTTGAAAAAGAACCTGTGAATTTCTCTACTGACATGATACAATTCCTTCTGTTGTAACAATGCACATTCAATTAAATTGAGTGCTGCTTAGGACGTTAAATTAAAGCTAACTCGGCCAAGAGATTTATAGCTTTAAACCAGTTCAGGGCATGATGCCCTTTTTTACCCTATATTACATCATCTTGAGATTGATTTCTCTCATTATTCTTCTTCTCATGCTCCATTGCGATTAAGTGCTTAGCCAGACTAAGGCGAGCACTTATTTCTGATTCAGGTAATTCAGGGAAATTCGCGCGTATTCTGCGTTCAAGCCGTTCAAGAAATGTCATATACAATCCATGTACTTGATTATTAAATGCGATCATGTAAAATCGGGGTATAATAATTCCTCTAGTTTTATTATGTGTTAAGTCCTGTAGTTCCCCAGTGCTGGATTCGTCCCCCGGCACTGGTTTAAATTAAAACTTGATGCGGTATATTTCTGGTAGGATGCGTTCGATTTGATGGTCATCGGAAAATTCAAAATGTATCCCTGTTGGAACACCGCGTGCATCGCATATTTCCCACAACTCATTAGACTCACGGTCTTCTGATTTTTGATTCAAACATCCTTGGTTACATATAAATAATTGTCCCGGCTTAACCATTCCAAATGTTAACGTGCCATCAGATTCAGGCATAAATTCAATTTCCACGATTTTATTCTCCTTAGGTAATTTAGGTTCAGAGCATTTCTCAGGAGCAACGGGAAAGCCCATTGCAACAGTTTTATTAAATTTATCGAGTGCGGCACGCAGTTGAATGCGTCGCTCAATTAATGGCATTAAGCGCTGATTTCTCTCGCGCATAGTCCCGTATCGATCAATTTGATTAAGAGCATTTTCAACTTCCTTAAGCTCTGTCTCGGCTATAGCGCGCCCTATTTCGTCTAAGTTCATTTATTACTCCTTTTCCCAGTCACAGAATATTCGAATACACTTCATAGCTAGTCGTTCAATAAGCACTATCCATGCAAAAATCACCGCAGATACGAGCAGAATATCAGCCCATAGTGGCAGTAAATTATTCGAGATTACCCAAGGCAATACTGCACCTTGAGCGAATAAGAATACTGCCATGAATGATATTATCTTGAATAGGGTCATTCTCATTTTGACGCCCCGACGTTAATAAATGGCAATGCACCACCGGCATTAGTCGTGGGAAGCTGGCCGTTCCACTTGAGAATTGCCTGATAGGAGACAAACTCAGGAGTCAGGCTATCCGCAAGAATTTTATTCGCCTTAGCCTGTGACTCAGCGTTGATGATGATACGCTCAGCAGCAGCCTTAGCATCAACAATAGTCTTCTGTGCTTCAGCGCGACTAGTAGCAATTTCATTTTCAACTTTAACGGCATTCTGTGAAGCCTCAATCTTGGTGTTAATCGAACGCATGACCGATTCAGGGAGAACAAAGCTTCCTATTAGGTAAATCTTGTCCACATTGATACCAGTCTTACCAGCATCACGAATTACTATCTGGTTGACCGAATTGATAAACTCCTCCTTCTTGACGCCATAGATTTGGTCTACGGTCATCCGGCTAGCGACCTCGTTCATTGCATCGCGAACCATGTTGTGCAAGAAGGTATCGGTAATTTCGTCTATTCCTAGCCGGTACTTAGTGAAGACCTTTGAGATATTTTCCGGCTCAATCTGGTAAGTAATCCCTGCATCGGTAGTAATCGTAAGACCTTCTGAGGTCTGCATCGTAATTGCTTGAGAGTTAGACCATGCGCGATTCTGAAGGAACGTAGGAAACAGGTACATCTCCTTGTTCCAGCCTAGATAGTAGCGCCCTACGCCGACAGATTCCTCCGAAACACCCTTGTCGCTACCGTATAGATTTACTATCACACCACGATAACCAGCGGGAACCTTGTCACATGCTGCTAGAGATAGAATGCATGCACTTACCGCCAACATTTTTAAAGATTTTCTCATGGATTTCCCTTTCTAAGTTTTATTTTAACCATAGCCATTGCCTGAGCCATAGCCATTGCCATTGCCATTGCCATAGCCTGAGCCTGAGCCATCGCCATAGCTATAGCCTGAGCCATTGCCATTGCCATTGCCTGAGCCATCGCCATAGCCATCGCCATAGCCATAGCCATAGCCTGAGCCATTGCCATAGCCTGAGCCATTGCCTGAGCCATAGCCATTGCCATCGCCATCGCCATTGCCATTTCCTGAGCCGTAGCCTGAGCCATAGTCTATTGTCGCCATATTTTCACTCCACAAATAGACTTCATGGCTTTTTCTGTCACCGTTAAAATTTCAATTGCTTCTAATAATTCAACTCTATCCACGGCACAAGGAAATTTACAATTTTCAGGTTTACTTGTGCCTTCTTGAGCTAATTCACTAAGAGAGTTAGCGCCATCCCAATACCATAATCGTCTTGCATTGGTCATAACTACTTCTCTCCCGTTACGCGATTCAATATGACCGGCAAAGACCCCGGCTGAATATGTCCTCACTATAAAGTAAGGCTTGTCGGGTAATTGCTCTTTCAATACATAGGTATTTCCATTAATAATTAATTCTTTTTCAGCTGTCATGATTTGCTCCTTGTCTAAGTTTTTTACGAATACTTTTTGGATCAACGGCATCAGGCATCAACTCCCCGTCAGTCATTTCAGCAATGCGAAATTGTTGCATCAGGGGGATGTAGCCATGTTTGCGCCAATAGGTAACATTCTGTCGCGTAATATCCAGCCGGAGACACGCTTCGGACAGCGTACCAAAATAATTTTTTACTTCATCTATAGTCATAATTCACCTCTGCGTGTAAGGTAACATAGTTCCATCTAAATTAAAATAAACTTTACTAGGAATATTATGCTAACGGAAGAGCAAAAGAATAATCGTGCTAATGGGCTGGGAGCTTCAGATAGTCCTATTATCATGGGCTACAGCAGCTATAAGACGCCTTACCAGCTTTACCTTGAGAAGACTGGGATTGTATCGGCTGAGGACGAAGAAACGGAGCAGCAATACTGGGGTCATGCGCTTGAACCGATTATCATTAAGCGATTTGCTGAAGAGAACAATGTCGTGGTTACGTTCCCGGATACAGTCTATCATTCTATTCACCCCTTTATATTTGCGAACCTTGATGGCTGGATTGAAGCGGAGCGCGCAGTCGTCGAAGCCAAGTGCGTCAACACCTTTCAGCGCAAGATGTGGGATATGGCGGCAGGCGATGGGATCCCGGCAAGCTACCTCATCCAGATAGCCAAGCAATGTGCCATAACTGATGCTAGTCGAGGTTACTGTGCGGTGCTGATAGGTGGCATGGAGTACAAGCAATTCATCTATGAGCGCGACTACGGGCTTGAGGAGCTTATCATACAGGCAGACATTGATTTCTGGCATGCGGTGCAAAATCGCGTAGAACCAGACCCGGTTAATACAGCTGATTGTCGATTGAAGTTTAATGCGCCACATCCTGAAAAGGTAACGCATGCGACCTATGCGACTAGCGGTGTGCTTGCTGAGTTGATGAACATTAAGATACGGATTAAAGAGTTAGAGGCTGTCGAAGAGCGATGCAAGATGATAGTCATGTCGCACATGGGTAACGCAGAGTATTTGGTCGGTCTTGAAGGCGAAATTCTGGCTACATGGAAGGCCAATAAGAAGGGTACACGGGTATTTAATATTAAGTGAGGGATCACATGAGTAATGAACTAGCGTTAGTAAGAGAACATGGATTAAGTCGCCTAGACGACAGTCTATTCTCCAAGGATTTAGCACCGCACTACATGAAGCTTGCAAGTCAGCTATCGAGTAGCGAGCTTGTACCGAAGTCCTATCGAGGTAAGCCGCAGGATTTGTTCTTGTGCTGGTCTATGGGGTACTCCATTGGCATGTCGCCTGAAATGTCGATGCAGTGTATTTCTGTAATCAACGGGAAGCCGTGCCTCTGGGGTGACGAAATGCTAGCACTCTGTATGGCGCATAAGGACTTCGAAGACATTATCGAAGAGCCTATCATGAAGGGAGACACAGTAAGCGGTTATACTTGTACGATTAAACGTAAGGGCATGAGCGCTCGGAGTAATATCTTTACCCTCGACATGGCTAAGAAGGCTGGGTTGCTAGGCAAAGTCGGACCATGGACGCAGTATCCAGAGCGGATGTTGAAGCTTCGTGCTCGCGGATTTACCTTGCGTGACGCCTTTCCGGATGCCCTCAAGGGAATTAAATCTCGCGAAGAGGTTGAAGATTACATTGATGCTGAATATAGTGTCTCCAAGCCCTCAAGAACATCACAATTGAGGCAAGACATTATTACTAAGACAGGACGAAATGATGATGAAATTATGGTATCGGTTACGAGTGAAGATGTTACGCCAGAGGCAAATGCACACCATGAACCCGAAGAAGTGGGCAAAACTGGAGGTCAAGAAGTTGAGCTACGTCATGAAATCCTAGAGCTATTGAAGGTTAAGGACTTCTCAGATGACAGGCTGTCGAAGGCAATGGACTTCTACGAGGTAGGCGAGATTGACGATCTAACTCAAGACCAATGCATTCATTTTATTGGGCAATTGATGAAATTATAAGGATATATGATGGTAAATCAAGCAACTATACTAGGCCGTGTCGGTAAGATTGATGTGCGGACTACTGCGACTGGCACCAAGGTTTGTAACCTCAGCATGGTTACTACCAAGAAGTTTGTGCAGAATGGTGAGAAGAAGGAAAAAGTCACTTGGCACAACATCACGATGTTCAATAAACTTGCGGAACTTGCGGAGAAGTACGTTGCCATTGGCGATATGCTGTATGTTCAAGGTGAGATGGAGAATCAAAAATATATGGCTCAAGATGGGATGGAGAAGACTAAGCACTACATCATTGCTCATACCATGAACTTTATACCTAAGGGCGTAAAGGAGCAGAAGGCTGAGCCAGCGGCTGCGGTGCAAGATTTTGGTGCTGACTTCCTAGACGACGATATTGCGTTCTAGCGCTAAATAATCCTTTATGGCGTTGATTGCTTCTTCAGCGCCATAGCATACCTGCGCTAGATATCCATGGGCATTCATTCTCTCGATAAAGGCTTTCTGCTCAGGGGTAGGTCTTCCAGTTTGGGATTTCATTTCAATGAATAAGCCGTGATAAGTGCGGTTAGGCCATGCGATGAATAGGTCACTGGCGCCCTTA